AGTCAGTGAGCTGTGTGCCGTAAAGCCACACGTGCTGCGCTACTGGGAGCAGGAGTTTCCTCAGCTCAATCCCGTCAAACGCCGCGGAAACCGCCGGTATTATCAGCGCCAGGATGTGCTGATGATCCGGCAAATCCGCGCGCTCCTTTATGATCAGGGTTTTACCATCGGCGGTGCACGTTTGCGCTTGTCTGGCGACGAAGCCAAAGACGACACTACCCAGTACAAACAGATGATTCGGCAGATGATTGCCGAATTGGAAGACGTGCTGGTTGTGCTCAAGAAATAAAAAGCTGCGTTTGAATACTTCCAGTTTTCAAACGCTTGCGATATATTCTTGAGCGTTCTTCAAGGTGGAGAACGAAACGCAACATCAGTCGGGGCGTAGCGCAGTCCGGTAGCGCACTAGCATGGGGTGCTAGGGGTCGAGTGTTCGAATCACTCCGTCCCGACCATATAATTCAACGACTTAGCCGCTTTCGAGCGGCTTTGTTGTTTCTGCCATAGTGACTTTCCGAGTGACCTTGGCATTTTCGATCACGCTTCCCTCCTTTTCAGAATCGTCAGCGCTGGTGCGCGCGAGTCGGTTGCTGATACCTTATTTGCCGCCGCAATGAGCTGATCCAATTCCGCTGCCGAGTAGTGGCTGGTGATGCTCCCGTTCTTGTGGCCAAGCAACGCTTTGCGATCCTCCTCAGTCACGCCGGCAGCACGCAGCCTTCTCCCAAAGGTGTGCTTCAAGTCGTGAATTCGGATTCTGGCAAAGCCGTCATGTGCCGGCCGCAAGAATTTCTCCTGCCACTTCTTCGCCGCTCGGATCCGCGCCTTCTTCCAGGCCGAGTCATTCATGCGGTGAACCGTCGTTTCATTCCCATCACCATCTGGCTTGCCAAACGGGAAGACGTAGAGCGGATGCTTGCCGCGCTGCTTCTCGATCACTGACTTGGCAACGTCATTCATCACCACCAGACGTTCGTCTCGGTTCTTCACGCCAGACCTGGCGCTCCTTCCGCCAAATCCCGCCGGTATCAGGAACACGCTCGTTCCCAGCTCCGGTACCGCAATTTCCCAATTCCACTGCAGCTTGCAAACCTCCTGCTCCCGGCAAACTGTATTGACCTTGAACATGGCCATGGTCTGAAGGTGCGCCGGGAGTTCGGCGAACAGGATCGACTGCTCTTCCCATGAAAGCGGGTAGGGCTTCCGGCTGTTCGTCTTCTCGTCCAGCAGGGAAATCATCGGCACCACGTCCAGCAGCGGCCGTCGCTCCTCGTCACGCCACTTTCGCGCGCAGAGGTTCAGCACGCGAATGACCCGCTGAAGCGCGATGTTTACTGTCCGGTTCGTGACTGGCCTCCCTACCGCTGGATTCAGCTTCGACTGGATGTAAGGCGCAAGGGCGTCGTCGTCAATGTGGGTCAGCGGCATATCCCCAATGAACGGGTCGAGCTGCTCCATATAGGTGGCCGAGATGTGGATGGAAGCCTGATCCTTCACTTCCAGCAGGAAGCGAGTCGCCGCCTCCCGCCACGTCCTGACTCGCCGGACGCCGTACACCTTCTGCTGGCGCAACTGCTCCAGCTTGTGAATCAGGTACTGCTCTGCTTCGGCGCGGTTACAAGTGCCAGTACTCTCTTGAATTCGTTCTCCTCTGTACTTTTTGTCGATCTTCCAGATGCCGTTCGGCATTTGCTGGAGGCCGGTGATTGCTTTTTGGGCCACGGCGTTGCTCCTTTCTTCTTGCCCTGGCGCTCGCTGCGAGGGCGATTGTTGTCCTGATTGGCGGCCTTTTCAATTGCCATCGACTCGATGTAACGGTCGGCCCACTCGTCCAGCTCGAGACGGTCGAAGCCGATGCCCTGTTTACCGATCGGGAATTCGCGTACGTTCGGGCGCACCGTTTTGTTGAATTCGTCCCGGCACATGCCGAGGTAGCCGTATGCCTCGCCGGCGCGAATGAAGCGCGGGAGGATGGGCGCGACCTGGGCCGCGCTTCGATTTGACATGTGATGCTCCATGCCGCGCGTGGCGGCAGAAGGTGGTGATGGGTTATTCGGCGCCTTCTTCGTCTTCTGGCCAGCCCTTCAGGTCTCGCGCCCAGGCCGTCCACTGCTTGCGTTGCTCGTCGCTCATTTCGTTCCAGCGCCCAGCAACCTCCGACGAAACCACTTCCCCTGACTTGAGATGTACGGTTCCGCAGTTACTACCGAGATCTTCGTCCGCATAACGAACAACGATTTCGTCATCTGGATGGAGTTTCGAAAGCTCTGTCAGAACCTGAATTGGACACGACCATGCGGTATCGAACGAGAGCTCACCGGCATCCAGCTCAATCACCTGGTCGTAGGCGTTCCACTTTGTTCCCCAAACGTCCCGGGCGAAATCCAGCGAGTGGAATTGCCCAGACGATCGCTTGTTGCGCAGCATCTGGATGAACTGTTCGAAGCACTCTTCGCTCAGTTGCAACACGTTGGCCTCGGTGCGGTTACGCCGCTCAAGCCCTGCAATTAAAGGATGCTCGTTGAGCGGCTGAGCAGTGATAGCTTCCGCCGCAGTCTCGGCCTGCCCGCTGATGCTGTCCCAAGGGAACGCCCCTCGAAATGGAAGGATGGTGTTGAAATCGATCTTGCCGCTTTCGTTGATCAACGACTTCAGGGCGTGCGCAGGCGCGCGCACCTTATTGGTCACATGGTTTGGCATGGCAATAGAATTCCTCGCCCGCCGTACACCGGCAGGCTGTTGAGTTGGGGGAGGGGTTAGGCGGTACCGAATAAATCGAGCTGATCAGATTCGGCTTGCAGCTCTTGCTGTCGATTGATCTCGTGATCGATCCGCGCCCGGGCGATAGCCGCGTACTGCTCGTCGATCTCGCAGCCGATGAACTGGAAGCCTTCGCGCATTGCGGCCTTCCCGGTGCTGCCGCTGCCCATGAATGGATCGAGCGCAACGCCGCCGGGCGGTGTCACCAGGCGCAGCAGGTAGGCCATCAGCTCAGTCGGCTTCACCGTGGGATGGCTGTTGCCGTTGCGAGTACTCCATTCGGCGGTTTCGCAGTCGCGCATGGTTGCGTCCTTGGCGACAGCGGGATCGTTTGAACTGACAAGACCTTCGTTTCGGTCTTTCCGACTGGTCTTGGCGCAGTAGAAGAACCGAGCAGCGCTCCCGCTATCGAGCCGTCGGGCGCCGGGTCTCATGTGAAAACCGACAACGCCTGCATTTTCGCTGCTGGCGCTGGCTTCGGCTCCACGGCCGCGTTTCATGTTGCCGTACACGTTCTGGCCGGCGCGCTGAGTGTCGCTGATGCTGGCGGCGGCGAGTTGCCCAGGTGCATCCGGGAAAGCAGTGAGTACTTCGGGGCTACCGTCATGGATGAGGTTGGCAGGCCATCTTCCACCTGAATGTCCGCCGGCGATCGGCCCGGGCGCAGATCCGCCCGCGCCAAAGTTGCCGCCCTTGATCGCTCCGTTGCTGATTCGCGCCGTGTCGTCTCCGGTCGTGACCCGGCAGCTATCGATATTTAGGGCGCCGGTTCCATGCTCTACGACGTTGGCGGCGACTGTACCGGGGAATGGCTTCCGAGCAACTGTGATTGGCTCGAGCGCAGGCTTCAATGCTGTGCCCCAGCCCTGGTGCGAACCGCCGAGATTGTGCGACTTCGGGAAACCTGAGCCATACACCCAAGCAATCATGTCGCGGATCTCGAAGCCGGCATCCTCGATGCGAACTGCCATCCGGTGCTGAGTGCGTGTCCCGGCGAAGGCCAGCAAGTGCCCGCCGGGCTTGAGCACACGCAAGCACTCTACCCAAACCTCGGTTGCTGGAACGTCGTAGTCCCATTTTTTGCCCATGAAGGACAGTCCGTACGGCGGGTCAGTCACGACGCTGTCGACGCTGCTGTCCGGCATTCGCCGCAGGAGCTCCAAGCAATCGCCGACCATGATGGTGTAGTCGCTCATCCGATCACCGCCTTTATGGTCAGTACCAATGGAAGCCAGAAGAAGAGGGTGCAGCCGAGTAAGCACTTGGTGATCATGGCTGCACCTTTTCGAAGTAGAAGACCACCGGCGCGCCAGTCTCAGCGATCAGGCCGTACGACTTGGCGAGACGGTAGATTGGGTGGTAGTTATTGAGGCTGTTGACGTGTCCGGCGATCCAATCGCGCCAAGCTTCCATAGGCATGGCGTGCTTGCTCAGGTTGCAGGGGATGCAGGCCGGCATCATGTTGGCGAGGTTGTGGTTCTGGGGGCTCAGTGCAGGAACCAGCTTCGCCTCCTTGCCCCAGTTGCGGCGAACCGCTTCGAGGTGATCGGCGTGCCACCGGTCACCCAGCAGCACGCCACAGTAGGCGCAATGCCCGCCGTATTTCAGCCGCACTTGCTCGCGCTCAGCTTTCTTCAGGCGCATAGGTATCCTTGCCGCTATAGCGGCTGACTTTGAAGGGGGAGGGTGGAAGTAGGAGACACGATGTTGCGGGGTTTTGATGTTGGCAAGCTCTGAAGTGGAGGCTATTTAGTTAGCCTCCGAGCTTAGTTGCAAGTCAGTAAAACGTACCGTCCTCCGTCGCGCTTTTAAGGCGGTCTTTGTGAGGGCTACTTTCAAATTGAGCTACTTTTTTGTATAGGAGGCGATTGTTCTCTCGCTCCTCTTTCGCGTCAATGAACACTTCTAGCGTGTTGCTATCAATGACTTTTATATGCATCGATTCATGGCTTTCGGGGTCTTCAAGCTCAACGTAGCCCAAACGCTCGCTCTTTCTCGCATAAAGCTCATATGGGATGGTTCGAGTTTGTTCTTTATCGTAGTAGTACCGTTGCATCCCGAAGTACAAACCGTTTACGGCTCGGTCGCTTGTGGCGGTTGGTATAGGGTTTGGAATAGAAGTGATGATGAAGCCGGCGCCTCCATCAGTAGCCCATTTGTAACCTTCTATCACTTTTTCCAAGGCTTTAATTTGAGTGCCATATTCCTTGCTAGACCTATCCGAAGGCAGCTCTTGATACTGAAAATCCAGCTTGGCGAAAGCAACGCCCGAAACACCGAGCAGGCAGCTCAGAGCTAATGCAAACTTTAACTTCATTCCATTTTTCCTGTTGAAAGCGGCGGCATCAATGCGATGGCCAACGGCCATTCTTGCTCAGGAGGGAACGGCTTTCAACATCGATATCAGATCATGGGCATTCACAACCTTCATGCCGAGCTCGCGGGCAATGTGCACTTCGAGCCGGGCGCCTTTCGAGTTCTCCCAGCCGGGCAGCACCGCGACCTGGCCGCAAAGTCCGAGGCGGGTCAGGTCGTAGGCCATGTAGTCGGCCCAGTCCGCACCGTCGACGACGCCGTGCTCTGCCGGGTTCTCGACGACGTAGCCCCGAGCGCGCAGCTCGGCGGCCATCTCGTTGAAGGCGGGGAAGTTGAAGTCTTCGAAGCCAGTCATCGGCCCGGCCAGGTACAGGCGGTTGGCTCGGTCGGCCTGAAGCGTTACGCCTGACGCTGCTGGCGCTGGCGCGAGGTCGTGCCAGGTGTCGACTTCGAACTCTGCCGGGCGAAGGCCAAGGCGCCTGCCATCTGGCAGCACAGCCGCCACCGCGCCGTGGCTGTTGGTCCATACGGGAAAGATTTGCCCTTCACGGCAGATCGGGCCATCACCCTGTAAGAGTGCGGACCCAATTCCCGGCATCGGATCAGCAACGACTGTCGTGAACATCTTCACAGTGCGCGGCATGCGGTCGCCGAATGGGTAGCTTTTGCTGCGCTTGTGCAGGGCGGGACAGTCGATACGGTTTTCTGTGGGCATGGGGCGTCCTATGCCGGGGCATGCCCGGGCTAGTGGGTGCTACTATGAACAGTTAGGGCAACTTCTATTGCGGAGTGCAAAGCTTTTAGAGGCCGGGATGACCCCAAGGAAAGGAGAGTGGACTTGGAACTTAGATCGCGCTTAATTTTCGTGGATACCAATATTTACGAAGGCAAAAATTTTCAGTTTTTGACACATAGCCTCGGTGCGTTAAAAAGCCTAATTGAGGATGGTGAGATACATCTCTTAATCACTGATGTAACAAAAGGCGAAGTTGTATCTCACATAAATAAGAAGGTTGCCGCAGCGCTGACAGAGCTAAAAGCCATAAAAAAAAGCTCCATGATTTTAAGGAATTTGCCGGATATGCCGGCGCATGGAATTTTTTCAGATGTAAATAAAGACGAAATGGCTGCGACGATTGTCGCTGCCTTTGAGACATTCTTGCGTTCTGACCACGTTGAGTTTGTATCCATCGATGGCGTTAAACCGAGCTACGTTTTCGAACGTTATTTTTCCGTAAAGGCACCGTTTGCTGAAGGCGACAAAGAAAAGGAGTTTGCTGACGCTTTCGTATTGAAGGCATTGCATGATTTGTCTGAGACACGTGGTTATCCTATTCACGTGATATCTAATGATAAGGATATGCTTCGTTACTCGGAGGATCATCCCCGTCTGCTCTGCAGTTCATCGATTGATGAATACATTGATGCCGTGAATAAATCCGTTTCGATTGAACCATCAGTATTCGCTGCCACAGCCCTTGAAGCGGTGCGGGGCGAAGTAATGAATATCATCCATGAACAGCTGAAAGAGATCGAGCATGAGTTCAAGTACGGCGGCTGGGAGGCTGAGCTGGAAGATCTCGAGGTCTTTGATATAGAGCTTATAACAGATAGCTTGTTATCCGTTTCGGATGAAGAGTGTGTTTACGAATTAGGATTTCGATTCAAGGCGAACTCTGTTGAGGTCGAAAAAGATTACGATAGAAGTCCGTTTGATCATGAGGATGGTCGTTACGCTTTTGTTCTGGATAACGTTTTCGAACGTAGCTTCGATGGTGAAGTTTCCTTGCAAGTCACGATCTCCTATCAGGATAAATTATTAGATTCCGTTGAGATTAGGGATTTTGAATCTCCGACAAATCTGAAGCTATCTTTGCCCTATGACGAGACTGTTAGATATCTTGATATCAATGGGGAAACATGATTCCCGGCTGGCGTGATTCGTAGAAGTGGGGTATTTATCTACAATCTCACACTGGCAGGAGACCGCCATGAGGTTGCAGAGCGATGTAGATGCGCTGGCGGCTATCGAAGAAGACGCTAAAGCGATGCTCAAACGGATAGGTCTGCCGGATGATGCGGTGAAGCTGGAGGTGGTCGCGTTCCTTCGGGGAGTGATTGACTTGGCAAGCTACATGGAGTCGGCGCATCGAATCGTTGAGCCGCCGAGCTTCATCTGAGTTGGCACATTGCCCGTCGTTGCGGTATTTGTGTTCGGCCCAGCATGGAGCCGGATCAAGGAGCGGATATGGCGAGCGTTGAAACGTTTTCCGATGAGTGCCGGGGATACCAATTCGATATCGAGGTGCGCCATCACACCAACGGATTTACCTACCAATTGGCGGTTCAGGGATTGCCTGATGTGAGGCCTGGTGATCAGCTCTTCGCGTCACTCGATAAAGCTCGTCATGCGGCGAGGCTTCAAGCTTGGGAATTGATAGACCAAATGGTGAAATCTCAGCGCATCAAGTGAGTTTGGGTCAGGCTCGCCTGACTTTAAAATGCAACATCGCCTTGATGCTGTGGCAGTAATGCTGAAGCCGCTCGTAGGCCTTGTACTTGGCCTGACTTCGAGTGGCTGCCCACACCCTCACCAGATCTTCACGAGCTTCCCGGTTCCAGTCGAGATCATCCCAGTCATGCTTGAACGGCAGGACCAACCACTCTTTGAGCGGTAGCGTCTCGGCCATTTCGCCGTACTGCATTTCGTGGGTGGGGTGGTAATTGCCGATGCGCTTCTTCGGGTCTTCATCCAGCACCACGCCGATGTAGTGGCCGCGATCGGCCAGGATGACGCCGGGCTTCCCGTAGGCGATGACGCGGCGACCGACTTCGGCGGGCACCTGATAGTGCTGCCGCACGTATTCGCAGTTGTGGCTCATGGATTATCTCCAGTCAGGCGCCGCCCTCCGTGACCGGTGGTGGCAATTTGGTTTGGGTTGGGGTATGAATGAGCGCTTTTACAAATGGATGCTTGTATGACTCAGTTCGCAGTTGGCGGAGCGGTTTACATTGATGCAGTGCTGGTAGAAAGCCACTTGGACTACTTGTCCGATGTCGGCTACATCACCTATCACCAAGAAAGCTCGCCTATCCCGAATACCATTTCTAAGACTTTGCTTGGTGAGTACTGCGAACACCTGAACAAACTCGCCGAAGATGGTATTTCATTCGATACGCACGAGCTTTGCACACCGGTCGGAAATTATTTCATGATTTATCGATCCGACGAAAATCGCTTCGAGAAATCCTATAAGGATGGAAAGAAAGCCTTGAAGGACCAATCTGATCAGGATGCGGACAGATCAGACACGCGACGGGATTGGTAGTCGCCACCTACTTGGCAAGTCATGAGGATCGTTATGTCTCCTCGGCGTCGAGCCGTGATGCTTGGCGCTGGCCGCGAACGTAGAGTTCTGTCGCCACGTTTTCGTTAACTTCGATTTCGTGGCGCGAACGAAGAGCTTCGCGAGCGCCGACTGGACCGAGTGAGTGCACATAGCGCAGAGATCCAGCCATAACTGATGCCTGCTCAGTGTCCTCAGTCCAAGCCATGAGATCGGAGAGCATCTGTTTCTCGCCTTGGCGGACACGGTGCCGCAATTCTTCTTCGCCGCGCTCCTTGCGTTTCGCCGCGCTCTTCGCAGATCGCTCCTGCCCAGTCTTGGCCATGGCCTACCTCTTCAATTCCGCTGGCCGGCAAGTCCAGCCAGGTCTGTCGTTTGCGTTGTTGGATGCGGAAACGTCTCACGCTGCGACCTTCACCTGATGCCAGGCGCCGGCGGCGTAGAACAGCTTCGCGGCTTGGGCTTCGTCCATCGAGATCTCGTCGGGAATGGCGATCCAGCCTGACGCAACCAGATGGTTCGGGTTCGCGCTGTTGCGCAGCTCCAGGTAGTAATGCTCGATGGCATCGGTGAGACGCTCGACCTTGTAGATGCCCTCGGGCGAGATCTCCACCGACTTGATGTACTCGGCACCGCGCTCGTCGCGACACATGACGCCGATGTAGATCGTCCAGCGGTAGGAGAAATCGAAAATCGCGTTGGCGATCGCCAGGCTGCGGATCTGCTTGCAGCTCTTCCAGTTCGCCATTATCTGGCTGCCGCTGGGATCGATGTTAACGACCGCGACGTGGTTGGTGCGCAGCAGCGCACGGCAGCTGCGTTCGGCCCGGGCGAAACCGTTGTTGGGTTTGCGTTTCGACTTCATAGCGAGTCCGCCATTTTGCGCAGAGCCTTGCGGTCAGCGGCCGATATCGGCTTCGGCCGCCGCTTGAGGACCGTTTCAGGGTCTATTTTCTTCGAGCGTGGCGGTGGCAGCGGATTGCGCGGCGGGCTTTTCAGTTGGTCGATCCGCCCGCCGGCGGCCAGGTACTGCGCGATTCGTTCAGCGATCGATTCGGCGTCCGATCGGTGCTGCTCGACGAGGTTGAGGTGGTTGCTGATCATGCTGGCCTCACTTGATCCGGATCGAGCTATCGCCGCGCTCCAAGTGCGCATAGGCAGGTTCTTCAAGCAGTTCGTGTTCTGCGTCTTCGCCGGCGGCCATGCGCTTTCGCACAGCTTCGTTGTGCTCACGAATTTCCTTGAGCTTGGCGGCGATCGCGTTCTTGTCTGGGGTAATGCAGGTGCTCACCGCCGTGAATTCGTCCGGCACCGCGTCTTCGTTATCGACGATGACCTTCTCCTTGCCCAAGGCCAGGGTGATGGTGAACAGCGGGCGCTTGATCGTCTTGAGGTTGGCGGCTTCCATGTTCCGGCGCAGGTAGTCGCTGATCTGCGAAACGCTGTTGGACTTGATACGCTTGAGCTCTTTCAGGCGCTCAATCTCGGTGTCGATGGCGGTCACGTCGCTTTCAATGTTGCGACGCAGCATGACGATGTTGTCAGCTTTCACCTCGAACTCGCCTTGGATTTCGTCCATCGCGTGCTGCAGGGCCTCTTTCAGGCCCTCGTCGTCTGTGTCTGCCATTCCCTGAAGTTCGGCGAGCTTCCCGGTCAGTGCATAGAGCTGGGTCATGCTGCATTCTCCTTGCCGGGCTCAATGGCCGCTTTGCGCTCTTCAAAGGCGCGAGTGATTCGGGCAATGAACGTCGGCTCGTTGCGGCGGGTCGCCTCGCGGATGTATTTGACGTTCAGCATCTTCAGTTCGTGAGCGGTAACGGCCTTGCCCATCGTTTCCACCGCAGAATTCAGCCAGTCCAGACGCTCCTGCTTCTGGCGCAGGATTTCGGCGTCCTTGTCCACTGCCTGCTCGATCGCTTGTTCTTCCTTGAGCTGCTCGACGTAGGTGTGGTCATCGAACAGCCCAAGGAACACGTCGGCACTGAAGCCGAGCATCGACAGAGATTTCTTGATGGCGTCGGTCAGCGACTTCTTCGGCGCCTCCCCGTCTGTGGTGGTGCCGTACTTCGATTTGTAGAGGTAGCGCGTGCAGCCGTACTGCTCGATCTCGCCGCGCTTCCCGTCCAGTTCGAACCAGAAACGAATCTTAATGGTGTGGTTCAGCTCGCGACCGAGCACCAGGCGTTTGTCGCCTTCGCCGCTGACCATTTCGGAACCCTCATCGAAGCGTTCTTCAACGATCGACCATCCGAAGCCAATGCCGACCGGGCCGAAAACCTCAGTCGCTTTCATGATCATCGCGGTGCCGTTGAGGCTGGTGATCTTCTGCCCGCCAACCTCGGCCGCTTTGGTGTATCGGGTATCGGTCGTGCTGACCCTGTCCCAGATCTGCATGTTCGTGGACATCACTTGTTCCTCCAGCCGTCAGCGCGCTTTACCAGCTCCTTGAAGGAAGCTGCCGGCAGCCTGCTCATATATTTCTTGTTGTCGCGATACCATTCTTCCAGCGCCGCTTTCGGCGTCTGGATGGCAACGACGTGGGCGACCTGTTGCTTGTATGAGGTCGAGTTGGAAACTTGAGAGTGAAAGGTTCTGCTCACCACCACGGTGTTGGTCATGCCTTGCTTGACCAGACTGTTCAGCTCTTCCTGGGATTGAACGGCGATTGCGCCAGGGTGTTTCTGCTGGAACAGTTTGTAGCAAGCTTCTTTCACAAGCTCAGTGCTGCCGTACTCGACGTACTCGACATCGGGAATGCCGGCCTCAATCATCGTTGCCACGTCTTCCAGCCGCTCAGTGTCGATCCAGGCGTTCTTCGAGACCTGTTTCAGGTCCCAGCCGCACACGGTTTGACGATCACGCTCAAGCTGCAGGTGTTCAGGAAGGATGTCGTAGCCGTAGGTCAGCTCGGTGTCGCACACGAAGAGCGTGCCGACGTAAAGCTTCCCGGGGCGGGATGGCAGAATATGGCCGTATTTTGTGCCGATTACGTCACTCATCGGCGGTTGCATCCGCAGGCACATGCTGCGAATTTCGGCCTCGTCATCTTCGGTAAGCCCAGAAATGATGAATTCAACGCCCTGATTCTGGCGGTGAGCTGGTGTCTCGTTGATGCACAGCACCTCTGCATCGAACTGATCGCTATGCCGGAACTCGGGCGCCCACTGCTTATTCCCGTTGAGAACCTTCACGTCGTAACCATTGCGGGTTAACACCAGCAGGGCAATTTTGTAGCCTTCGCCGAAGCTGCCGATGGCATCAGTGCGGTCTGTTTTGGAGGTGCTGCCCAGCACAAGTGTGCTGGCTTCGAGTCGTGCAAATCGGCTGGTTATGAACAGCTGGCCATCGGCGAAGGCGTATTCGAACGGCGATTCACTATCCAGAGCGTTCTGGACAAGCTCCCGAATTGCCTCTTTCAAGCCCCAGTGCCGGACGTAATCACGGGAGAGGGGAAGTTCGTAGGACTTGGAACGGATGCGATCTGCAATTGCTGCGAGCATGACGGTCTCCCGCGCCATCCTTGCGGGGCGCTGAAATTTTTGTGTTATTGAGTGATGCGATCGGCGAGGGCGCTGAGAAGCATCAGAAGGGTGAAAACGCCGATGGCGGAGAACGATCCGCGCCAGATGAGAACCCGGCGAGCCATCTGCCGGCTGGTCATAGGAATACTTGGTAGGTGGTGGAGCGCGGCACTTGGCAAGTGCCCGAGCCATCGCGAATGACACCGTAGGCGCCGGCGCCGGCAACCAGAATCACAACGAGAATCCAGTAGACCAGGTTCATGGCCGAGCCCTCACAGCGATACGGCCTTGTTTGATGGCAGCCACCAACGGAGCGGGTAGCGCGGAGACAGGAAGTTCGCGAGGGATGCCGGCACCGACAACCGCGAGGCTGCGCTCGATCTCCTCCAACTGCTCATCAAGAAGCGTTTTAACCGGTGCAGTGGTCATGCCGAAACTCCTTTCAGATGCGTGTTGCGCTCGACGAACTTGGCGTCCAGCGCATCCCGATAACGATTGGCGGTGCGGGTGTCGATGATCTCGGCGAACTCCGCCATTTCGATCATGCCCATGACGAAGGTGCGATCCGGCACCGGAGTGCAGGATTTGCGCATCTTCGCGATCTCAAGGCCCAGCCGGGCCAGTGCTACCTGATTGCTCATAGGTCGTTGTCCTCGGCCTGGGCGATCAGCGCATCATCGACAAGGGGTCGAAGTAGGCCCTCTGCGATTTCGCCGAGCTTGCCCAGTGGGTGGTCGCTGGGGCCGAGCAGTTCGGCGGCGGCGACCTTGTCAGCGTGACCTCGTTCGGCGGCGATCAGCAGGAAGCCCAGCGAAGCCGTGGTGACCTCGCAGTCTGCAAGCCGTCCGTTTGCATGCTCATCAACCGCCAGAGCGAACTGGGCCAGCGTGACGCCCTGAACCGGCCGCATGCGGCGCTGGAACGAGACATCGCAGCCGAACCGCACCAACTGCTCAGCGGCGTTGTACAGCCACTCAGCCCGAGCCACTTCCTGCGCGCTCTCGCTCACCATCGGAGGCAACTGCGCGTCGTGCATGGCCTGACAAATTTTCAGTGCTGCGTTCATGGTTGCCTCCAGATCGGCGGGTCAGTCGTCTGACTTGTTGCAGTCGTGTTCTTCGTTGCTGAAAAGGTGGGCATCGGTGAACTCGCCACCTTCGTGGCCGTCGGCCCTGCGCTGTTTTCGTTCTTGAAAGGCGGCGTGCTGGCCTGTCCGCTGCTCCTGCTTGCTGGCTTTGCAGGACTTGGAGCAGTAGCGGGCCCAGCCACGCTTCCGGTCTGCCGTGCGAGCAATGAAGGGCTGCTTACACCGCAGGCACGCGTATTCGGCTGTGGCTGCCATGGCGACCTCCAGTGTTTGGGGTTAGGCGGTGGCTTTGGCGGTCCGGGCGATTCCGCTTGGCGATCCGGGAAGTGGAGCCGACCAGTTACGGTTGAAGTCGCACATCGCAGCAGCTGGTGAATCGCCGAAGCCTGCAACACCGCTTTGCAGATCGGCGCCATACAGCGCGCACCACTGGTTTCCATCAACGGACAGAACGGGCCGATACAAGACGCTGTATTCGGTCATGCACTCCTGAATACTGCTGAAGCACTGGGCGGCGTAGTGCGAGATAGAGCTGCAAGCCATTTGACTGTGTTCATCGTTCATCGCGGAAACCTCTGTGGTTGATCCAACAAAACTCGCAATGCACTCATCCGCTCCGCTGGTTGCCGTTGGGCGCGGAGGGGAGTGCATTCGGGATTGGTCGGGGAGGGAATGCCGGTTACGTCTCCGGCGCGGGCTTTACCGCCGTGGTGCTTGGTGCTGGCTTGATTACGCGCAAGCTACCCCGCGTTGATGCAGGTGGGCGGTTATAGGCCGCAGTTTCGTCCGCATCGGATGTAGCTCGAATCCTTCCGAATGTTGTCCGTCTACGCCGGGGAATGAAAACCCCTCTGGCTCGGGACAAGGTGGCCACCCTGCTATCACAACAGAAGGCCGAGCTACATCCGATGCGCTCTCATAGAGAGGATCGGGCAGTTAACGACAGGCTGTCGTGGCGCTGGTTGTTCAGTTGCGTGCATCCCACAGCGCCGCCATCTGCTCATGTGTCCCGGCGGTTGGTCCTGATGCACCGCAGGTGTCGCAGATCAGCGATATCGGCGTCTGTGTTCCGTCGTCAGCCACGTGCGTTATCCGGCTGAGCTTCACGCCCCTACACCAAGGGCAAGGAAGCCTGCCGGTCACGCTGAACATCAGCATCTGCTGGGCGGCTTTTTGGGGTAACAACTCGCTCATTTACCCAATCCTCCCAGTCCTTTTTTTCGATCAGCAGACCTTCGTATTCGTGTCCGCCGCAACTGTGGCAGTAAATGTGCGGCGTCTGCCCACCGAAAGAAGTGGTGTTTCCTGAGCTGCAGATCTTGCAGGCCATCGTCTTGCCCTCACGCCTTGCCGTTGTTTTCGTGATACCCATAACGAAGCTCAGCTGACTTCTTCGAGCATGCGGCGCTGAAGAAATCGCCAAAGCAACCAAGGTGGATTTGCTTGTTCCTGTCGTAGGCTCGAGCGTGCCAGCATCCATCTCTGCTCTTCCAAGCAACGCCAGGTAAACCGCTCAACGAGTTTCGATACGCTCGTTTATTCCGATTGTTTTCCAGCTGTCCAACCATCCGGAGGTTTTCCCAACGGTTGTCACTTCGGATGTGGTTGATGTGGTCCATGTGTTCGGTGGGTAGCTCGCCAGTCATGTAGAGGTGAGCCAAGCGGTGAGCCAGATAACTGGCTCCATCAGCGAAGATCTTCACGTAGCCAGCGTTGTGCTTGCTCCCCGCGATGTTTCCGGCTTTCCTCTTACCGCTGCTTTGAAGGTTTATAAACACCCCAGTCAGCGGGTCATAGCTGAAAAGCTCTTTGAGTCGATCTTGAGTCAGCATCGCTTTCTCCAGTCCATCCGATTTCCAATGCCGCCTCATCGAAGCGGCATCAGTAAATCTTTGGTCTTTCTCCGCACCCGCTTACCAGGTCATTCACTCAGTTCGGTCAACACCTCGTCCGCCGTCGCAGTGGGCTGCGCGTGGGCAGGCTTTCGGGCCTGTCGGATCGCCGGTCGC